TGGCAACCCATGCGCGCCGGAGAGAACGGACATAAATTCTTTTACACGCTCTGCTTCCGCTCGCTGAGTGTAGGTTCGGCAATCTTCGCCGACTTTCGGCAAAAGGCGGCCAGCCATCATTGTGCCGGAATGGCATGGGTCTTCAAACGTACGGTCTTGATAATAAAGAGGACAATCGCCGACGAAATGGGTCAACGCGCAGGTGCCTGCGCTTACCGGCCCCGCCGTCACGATAAATGCGACCGCCGCCAGAGCTGGTAGAATTGGTGTTCTCATAAAAATCTCCTCCGCGCCGGCCGATCAAGCCCGGACGCGAAATCAGGGGTCACTCGAAAGCGACACCGGCGCGGAGAAGTCTCGGAGAAGGTGTCGCGTCTACCGCTTTGATCGCAGCGGAGCGGCATGCATGGCACAAAGTGCTTGTTGCGTCAAGCTTGACGACGCCCGATCGATCGGTTAAGCACCCGCCGTTCCGATCCGGATTACCGCGCCAAGCGGCTCAGCCTGGGGCGCTCCGGTTAGTCGGACGCCACATCCTCCGCGGCGAAAGCCCCGGCGGCTGAAAGAGAGCGGCCCCGCCCTTTATGGCTCAGCCTGGAGCGGACTACCCGTTCAAGTAAGCCAACGGACTACCCGTAGCAGCGGTCCTGTAAACCTCATCCGTGAGGAGCATGGGCCATGTCTGCGGCCATCCAAGCAGTCTACCGCGAGCGCGCGGTCCAACAATTCGAGCGCACCACCTCGGTGCTGCGCCCGACCGTCACCAGCGACACGATCACCCGCGGCGGCACCGTCTACTTCCTGGTCGCCGGCTCGGGCGGCCACACTGCCGTGACCCGGGGCGCGGACGGCCTGATCCCTGCCGGCGACGACAGCCAGACCCAAGTCCCGGTGGTGTTCCGCGAGGACCACTACCTGATCTACCGCAACGGCTTCAACATCTTCACCGCACAGGGCCAGCAACTCGACATCATGTCGGCGGCCGGCAACGCCGTGGTCAACCGCAAGATGGACCAGATCATCATCCAGTCCATCGAGAGCGGCACGGTGACGCTCGGTGCGGTTGGCGCAATGACCAAGGATATCGCCAACAAAGTCGTCGTCAAGCTGCGCAACGCCTTTGTCGGCGAGACCGAGACCGGCGAGAATATCTACGTGCTGGTCTCGCCCGCCGCCTTCGCCTACCTCAACGACGTCACCAGCTTTGGCAATTCCCTCTACAGCGAAACCGGCGGCGAGATGGAGGAAGGCATCCCGCAGCTCGGCCGGTGGAAGTTCTGGATGGGCGCCAACTGGGGCGAGCACACCGGGCTGACCGGCGTCGGCACCACGGCCTGCACGTGCCTGGCTTGGCACAAGAACGCCATCGGCCATTGCATCTCGCCCGCCGGGCTCGACGCCTATATCGGCCGCGAGGAGGCGCAGGACCGCTCGGTGGTGCGCCACACCGTCTATCACGGTGCGGCCCGGCTGCAGAACACCGGCATCGTCAAGTTCACCCACGACGACAGCGCGCTCAGCTAAGGGAGCAGCAACAATGGCTTACAGCGGCGCCAACCTATCCGCACTGCATCCCTCGACGGTATCGGGTTCGTGGCAACTCTGGCTCTACCGCTCGGCCGACCCGGTCGCCACCGTGATCGCCGCCGGCTACATCTCCGACGCCACCGACCGCGGGCTCGAGGTGGGGGACACGATCCTTGTCGTCGACACTGCGACTCCCACTCAAACATGGTCCAGGGTCCTCGCGATCACCGCGGGTGCTGCCACGTTGTCGACCGGCGTCCTGATAGTCTGAGCGAGGTTCTAATGGACATCCCCGATCACCTGGCGCCGACCCGGATCATCCGCGCCGAGGTCGCGCGCGCCCTGCGCTTTCTCTCGGTCCTGCCGGGCACCACCAAGGAGATGGTGCTGGAGGCCGATTTCTGGGTGCATCTCGGCCAAACACTGAAAGTGGACGACCGCATCGAGGTCGTGGCCCAGGACGGCAGCTTCGACCTCGATCTGCGCGTCGTTGCCGTCGACCCGCGCGGCTTCTGGGCGCAGATGCGGCTGCTGCGCGAGTGGCCCGCCAAAGGCGAAGCCCGGCCCAAGGCGGAAGTGGCCGCCAAGACGTGGCCCGATGCCGAGGGCTACCGGGTGGAATGGGGCGGCCCGGTCCACAAATGGCGCATCATCGACCGCGCCGGCCAGGTCGTCGCCAAGGGGCACCCGGCCGAACCCGAAGCCGTCGCCGCGCTGGACGTGATCAAGCGCGCGAAGCTCGCCGCATAGGAGGCAGAAAATGGCCGTGCTCACCGCCAAAGGGCGCAAAGCGATCCCAACCAGGAACTTTGCCGTGCCGGGCAAGCGGGCATACCCGATCCAGGACGCCAGCCACGCCCGGAACGCATTATCGCGCGTCTCGCAATTCGGCTCGCCGGCCGAGAAAGCCCAGGTCCGCTCGGCGGTGCGCCGGAAGTACCCCCGCATCGGCAGCAGCAGCGGCCCCGACAACGGCAACGGCAACGCCACCTGAGACGGCGAAAGGGCGGCAGCGTGAAGAAGAAGCTCGCCGCCTGACGGAGACAAAAGCATTGATCGAAATCATATTCGTCGTTTTGATGATCTTCCTCTTGATCGCAGGCCCGTGGCCGGGCAGCCCGATAGCAGGATATCCGTGGGCCGGACACCTGATCTACTTCCTGTTGTTCGTGTGTCTCGGGCTTACGGTCTATGCCGGGTTTTCAGGCGGTGCCGTGCACCGCGGATTGTAACGACCCGAGATGCCCTACCCGACCAACGCCTCGGAGCCGGCCGCGGTCAAGGCCCGCATCAAGGAGCCGGTGCGGCAAAGGCAGTGGCGCAAAGTGTTCAACTCGGTGCTCGCCGCCAACCCCGGCGATGAAAGCCGCGCCTTCGCATCAGCGTGGAGTGCGACGAAGAAGGCCGGCGGGGTGCTCAAAAGTCGCGCTAAGAACTAAGGAGAGTGATCGATGGCAAAATCCAAAGGTGTGTCCAAAGGTGCGCCAGATATTCCTGACGATGATGACGAGTATCAAAAAACCATGCAGGGGGTCAACGCAGCCACACAACAACTACGTGACCTGAATTCACCGGCAAATCCCTTTAATCCCTATAATCAGCAAATAATAGAGGGATTGGCCACAAAGACGTTGAAAGGCTACCAGCGCGGCGGCAAGGTCAAGAAAACCGGCATCTATAAACTACATAAGGGCGAGACGGTCATTCCACGCGGTGGTGTGCTGCGGAGCCGAACCAAATAAATGGCGACCACGCAACTCTCACTTTATCAAGAGGCGATACGCCTGTTTGGTGACGCCCGCCTCGACGTCATCACCGACGATGCCGAGAGCCGCTACGCCCTCGACGACGCCTGGGAGGGTGCCGTCGTCTTTTGCCTGCGCGCTGCAGCGTGGCGCTTTGCCACCAAGAATGTGGCGCTGCCTGATCTGACACCCGGCTCTGCCGTTCCGGGCTTTGCTTTTGTCTATCAGCATCCGGCCGACTGGCTGCGCACGCTGGCGCTCTACGTCCTCGGCGGGCCGAACCGCGAGCTGGAGCACCCGATCGACGCTCGCGAGGAAACCGGCAAGATCTTCACCCATATCAGCACCGGCGTTTGCACCAGATACATCTCGTCGGATTTTGCCGATCCGGAACTCGCGGGCAACCCGTGGCCCGAGCATTTCGCCAAAGCGGTCGCCGCCTATCTCGCCTTTCAGGTCGCCGACCGGCTGACCAACAGCGCCGCCGCCGGGGTGCGCATGTCGGAGCTCTTCGGCTCGCTGATGGCCGAAGCGGTCGCCCATGACGCATTGCCCGAAGACGACTGGCTGCGCTACCAGCTCGACGGCTCGTTCCAGAAGGCGCTGCTCTATGTGCTCGCACAGGGCTATTGGCGCTTCGCCCTGAAGACGGTCGACATCAACACGTCCAGCGGCACGCCCGACATCGGCTACCCGTACTCTTACCCGCAGCCCGATGACTGGCTGCGCAGCCATGCGCTCTTCGTGTCGCTCGGCGACGGCCGCGAGCACCCGCTCGACATCCGGGAAGCGCACGAGCAGTGGAGCACCGCCGCCACGCACTTCGCCGCACGCTACGTGTCTTCCGATCTCGGGCTCGACCCGATCAACTGGCCGCAACCCTTCCTCACCGCCGTACTGGCTTATCTGACGCCCGCACCGGCGCCCAGCCGGCAGCAGAGCCAGGACGGAGAAGCCCCGCCCGCGCCCTCGAACTTCCGCAGCGCGCTCGCGATGGCGCTCGCGGCCGAAGGCGAGCCGGAGGACCCCTGGCTGCGCCGCCAGCTCGATGGCTCGTTCCTCGAGGGCGTGCGCTACGTGCTGGTCCAGGGCTACTGGCGCTTCGCATTGCGCACCGCGGAGTTCCAGGCCGCACCGATCACCCAGCCGCCCGCCACCATACCGATCATCGGCTACCCGTACTCTTACCCGCAGCCCGATGACTGGCTGCGCACCCATGCCTTCTTCGTGCCGGCCGGCGACGGGCGCGAATACCCGATCGACGTCAAGGAAGATCACGAGCAGTGGAGCACGACCTCGCAATATTTTGCGGTGCGCTACGTGTCTTCCGATCTGGGGCTCGACCCGCTGTTGTGGCCCGAGCCGTTCCTCGTCACTCTGTTGAGCTATCTGCAGCTGGCGGACGCTCCCGACGTCCCGCAGCAGACGAGCCGCACGACGGGACAGCCGATCCCGGCAGCGGCGGCCTTCAGGACTATCCTCACCACCGCACTCGCGGTCGAGGGCGAGCCGGAAAACCCGTGGCGCCGCTTCCAGACGACCGGCGCCTTTTTGCGCGCCTGCTTTCACGTCGCCGAGACGGGCCGCTGGAAATTCGCCATCGCCACGATCGCAATCGAAGCCGACGCGACCCTCAACGAGAACGCCAACCTCGAGGGCACATTGCCAGCCAACATCTACGGCGACGGGTCGATCAGCCCCTCTTACAGCGCGGTGTTCGCCAAACCCGCCGACTGGCTGCGCACGATCTGGGTCTACCGCGTCGAGCCGCACATCACGCCCAACGTCAACCTCGAAGGCTGGCCCGACCGGCACGACGTCGACTACCGCGACGAGAAGGGCAACTGGCACACCAACTGGCGCACGATCCAGGTGCGCTACGTGCGGCGCGCCGCGATCGAGAGCTGGCGCTGGCCGCAAAGCTACGCCGATGCCGTGCTGGCCTGGCTCGAATACGAGGAGGCGCGCACCGATCCGAAGGCCACCGCCATCGCCGCCGCCAAGCAAAAGATCTATGAGGACATGGTCGACAAGGCGGCCAAATCCGACGACATGCAGGAGTTTCCGCCCTATCGCCGGGTCGGCCATCTGGTGCGCGGCCGCTACTCCCGCATCCACGGCCACGGCGCGCAAGACTTCACGAGGTTCTGATGGAATCCGATAAAGATAAAGCGGTTGTTGCCCCTCGGGCGACGCCCGGCAATATCTACGGCGGCCGGACGTTCGACGTCATCTACGGCCGGTCGCAAACCAGCATTTACGTCAGGACATACGACGTGATCATGGGCCGGTCGTTCGACGTCATCTACGGCCGGCCCTTTTAGCGGCTGATGGCTGAAATTCGCGAAGGACTCTACTCGTTAAACGCTGGAGAAATATCAAAGAACGCGCTCGCCCATATCGACCTCGCCAAATTGCGCATCGCTTGCGAGCGCGAGGAGAACCTGCTGCCGCTGGTGCTGGGGCCGGCGATGATGCGCCCGGGCACGCAGTTTCTCGACCGTGTGTGGAACGACCTGCCGGGCTGTTTCCTCGAGTTCAAAAAGGACGAGTCGGCTCTCGCCTTGTGGGTGGCGAGCTCGGACGGGACATTGCAGATCTTCGACGCGACCGCCGAGAGCTTTGTCGTCCGCGTCGCGGTCGGCGCCGCCATCGACAACGGCAATTTCACCAGCTCGATCGCCGGCTGGACCGATGACAGCGAGGCCGGTGCCGCGATATCCTGGCAGGCGGCGGGTCTGCTCGGCCTCCTGGGCACTGGCGTCAACTATGCCTGGGCCAGCCAGGCCGTGGCGACGGCCAATCCCGGGATCGAGCACGCGCTGCGCATCAAGATCGCCCGCGGCGATATCGCGATCAAGATCGGCAGCGCCGCCGGGGCCGGCGATTATTGGAACGTCCAGGTGCCGGAGGGCGAATATTCGCTGGCCTTTGTGCCGGTGGGGGGAACCTTCTACGTGGCATTGGGCGCCAACCGCTCGTCGGTCTGCTACGTCGATCTCGTGGCGGTGGAGCCCGCCGGGCGGGTGAGCCTCGCCCATCCCTGGACGGCGGCGGGCGATCTCGGCAACCTGCAATACGACCGCAGCGAGGACGTGCTGTTCGTCGCCTGCCTGGGTTACCAGCAGCGCCGCCTCGAGCGCCGCAACACGCTCGACATGCGAAGCTGGGCGATCGCCCTCTACCGCACCGATGACGGCCCCTTTATGCCGGCCAATCTCGGCACGACGACCCTGACCCCGTCGGGGACATCGGGCACGGTGACGTTGATCGCCAGCCGGTCATTGTTTCACACGGGCCATCTGGGCGCGCTGTTTCGCCTCACGCATGCGAGCCAGGAGGCCTTCGCGACACTCGCCGGGGCCAACCAGTGGACCGGCAATATCCGGGTGACCGGCGTCGAGCCGGGCCGCGCCTTCGCCATCTCGATCTCCGGGCTGGTCGGCAGCACGGTTACCCTGCAGCGCTCGTTCACCGATCCCGGCGCCTGGGTCGATGTGCAGGATTACACATCGAACGGCGCCTTTGCCTACGACGATCTGCTCGACAACCAGATCTTCTGGTACCGCATCGGCATCAAGACCGGGAATTACGCCGGCGACACGATCCAGGCCTACCTTTCTCATACCGGCTCGCAGACCGGGATCGTGCGGATCGTCGTGGTGACCAACACGCAGACCGCCTCGGCCGACGTGATCTCGCATCTCGGCGGGACGGCGGCGACGAGCGACTGGGGCGAGGGCGAGTGGTCGGATTATCGCGGCTGGCCGCGCGCGGTGGCGATCCATGACGGACGGCTCTTCTGGCAATGCGCACTGCGCTGCCAAGGCTCGGTCAGCGACGCCTTTGCTTCCTACGACGACACGGTGATCGGCGACTCGGCACCGATCAACCGCACCACGGTGGCGAGCCGGCCGCATTGGATGATCTCGGTATTGCGCCTCCTGGTCGGCTCGACATTGCACGAGATCTCGGTCAAGGCCTCGGCCTTCGACGAGCCGCTGACGCCGACCGCCTTTGTGCCGCGCACCGTCGGCAACCACGGCTCCGCGCAATTGCGCGCGGTCGCCGCCGACGGCCAGGTGATCTATGTCAGCCGCGACTACCGGCGGGTCTTCGCGCTGGCCTTCGACGGGCAGAAGGCCGATTACGCGCCCCAGGAGCTGACCCGGCTGAACCAGGAGATCTGTGCGGCGGGCATCGTCGATGTGGCGGCGCAGCAGCAGCCCGACACGAGGTTCTATCTGGTGTGCGGCGACGGCCGGCTGGTGGTGCTGGTGCACGAGCAGAACGAGGATGTCTCGGCCCTGGTGCCGTTCACCTTCGAGAATGCCGCGGTCGAGCGCGCCGCCTGCCTGCCCGGCGGCGCCGAGGACCGGGTCTATGTCTTGATGCGGCGCGGGACCAAGCGCTGCATCGAGCGCTTCGCGGCGCGCACCGAGGCGGTGGGCGGCGCCATCAACAAGGTGATGGACGGGCATATCGTCTATGACGGGCCGCCCACCACCACCCTTGCCGGGCTCGACCATCTCGAAGGAGAGGTGGTCGTGGTATGGGCCGAAGGCGAGCCGCTGGTCGGCCGCGAGACCGGCATGGTGGTCAGCGGCGGGACGGTCACCTTGCCGGCGGCGTCGTCGCCATTCGTCGTCGGCAAACCCTATGACGCGTTCCTCAAAACCTCCAAGCTCGCCTATGCCTCGCAGCGCGGCACCTCGCTCGCCCAGCAGAAGCGGGTGGGACCCGTCGGCCTGGTGATGAACAATATCGGCTGGGCCGGGGTCAAGATCGGCCGCGACTTCGACCATCTGACGCAATTGCCGCGGACCTATCGCGGTCGCCCGCTGGGAGTGCAGGAGGTTTTGGCGGAATGGGACCAGGCGCCCGCAGCACTCAACGGCGGCTGGGACTCGGACCCGCGCATCTGCATCCAGATCGAGGCCCCCTATCCCTGCACGATCCTGGGGATCGCCTTTGGCGAACAGGTCAATGAAGGAGAAGACGCGCCTCCTCCGCGCCAGCGATAACGACTACCGCGCCTTCTACGGGCGCGAGCCGCCGGAAGGCTGGGCCGGGTTTTGCGCCGAGCGGGACGGCCCCGAGGGCCGAGCCACAATAGTGGCGTTCGGCTGGGTGTGGATCGACCAGCAGGCCCGCGCCTGGACCGGGGTCGACAAAGTCCACGAAGTGCCGCCCTTGCTGTTGCACCACGGAATACGCGATTTCTTTGTTGCATTGCAGCAAGAGGGCATCCCGGCGCTCTACGCCTTGTGCGACGAGCGCATCCCGAACGCTACCCGTTGGCTCACCCGGCTTGGCTTTGTGATCGACGCAACCATGCCGCAAGTATATATGCCGGTGGTCGACAAGTCGTTGCCGGTATGGAAGCGGGTATTCGACCCATGACTCGGCTCAAGGATGGCGTGGAACAAGGCTGAACATACCTGGGCGCCGCCCTCGCTGTGCTCGACCGGCATCGAGGAGACGCTGCTGGCGGCCGGCGCCCCCAGTTTGGGCACATTGGGAGTGATCTCCTCCGTCGGCGGCACCGCGGCTTCGTTTCTCGGCTCGCAGCAGCAGGCTGCCGCCGCCAAAGCATCGGCCGAAAGCCAAGCCACGGCACTCCGCCTGAAGGCTGCCGCCGACCAGGTCCAGGCCAACCAGGAAGCCGCCTACGGCCAGCGCCAGGCGCTGATCGACCGGCGCAAGACGGATCTCGTCCTGAGCCGCTCGCGTGCCTTGGCAGCGTCGAGCGGCGGCTTCGCCACCGATCCCTCGACCCTGACCCTCCAGCAGGATATCGCCGGACAGGGCGAATACAACGCGCTCTCCAATCTCGCCGCCGGCCAGACCAGGGAGGCGGCGCTGAACTATCAGGCCGACATCGACCGCTACCAGGCCGGTCGCTATACGACGGCGGCGGGGATGGCAGGGACCGCGGGCCTCTATTCGGGTGCCGGGACATTGTTCAGCGGGCTCGGCACCTTGACCAGCGATCTCACCCGCCAGCGCGCGCTGAAATATGCCAGCGTCAACCCCAGCGCCGCCTACGGCCTCGATCTCGGGAATTACTAGCCGATGGCGGTCCAGCTCCCCGACTTCACCGCACTGGCCGGGCAGCCGACCGGGATCGAGAACGTCCCGCCCGGCAACCTCATGCCGACCTATTACGGCCAGGCGCCCGAGGCCGAGGCGGAAGCCGCGACCGGTGCCGCACTCGGCAAGCTCGGCGGCGGGCTGCAGACCTTAGGCACGGCGGCCTCGCGGCTCGCCGGCCAGCAGCAGACCCAGACCAACATGGCCAACATGGCGCTGGCCCAGGCCAAGCTGTTCACCGACACGAGCCGCACCGAGGCAGCGATCAAAGCCTCGAATGATCCCGCTCAGGTCGACCAACTCTATAACCAAATACCGCAACATCTCGAGGACGCCGCCCAGCTGATCCCCGACCCCGGTCTCAGAGAGCTGTGGAAGGCCAAGCATTCGGAGACGGTCATCAAGGCTCAGCTCGGTGCCGAGGGCCGGCAGCGCACGCTCTACGACCAGAATGCGATGGCCGGCGTCGGTACCCAGCTCGACGAGCTAGGCAAGACCTATGCGAATTCCGACGACCCGGCGGTGCGTCAGCAGGCGCTCACCAATGTGAGCACACTCACCGGCTGGATGAAGGAAGCTGGCATCGGCAACCCGGTAGAAATCGCAAAAATCGAGCGCCAATCTGCGCAAAATATGGCCATCGGACTCTCCGAGCGCCTTTGGGCGCAAGGCCGCCCGAAAGAGGCGCTCGACAACCTGATGAGCAACCTCAGCCACCTCCCCGACACCGCGCGGGTGGCGAACCTGGCGAACACGCTGCGCCATGCCGAGAACAAGGGCGAAGGTAATGACGTCGCCAATCAGGCATGGCCCGGCAGCGCGCTCGGCGGCGGCCGTGTGCCGATCGGCGGGGGCGGCGGCGGGGGCGGTCAACCCCTGGTGCCCTACGAGCCGGCCACCGGGTTGCTCGAGGGCACCGGCTTAAACACCGTTCCCGGCGGATATGACATCTACCGCCGCACCACCGCCTCTGAGGAAGCTCCCCGATACGACACGCCGCCCAGCGCCAACCGATACGGCTACATGGGCCGCTATCAGATGGGGGGGGCCGAAACCGCCCAGATAAGGAAATCGGAAGACTACAATGAGATCGCGAAAGCCGCGAAACGTATGAACATTCCGGTCCCGACAACGCAGGAGTTTCTGAATAACCCGCAGCTTCAGGAGCAGTTGTTCGAGAACTACACACTGAACAACCACAACGAGTTGATGCAGAGAGTCCCGCAGTATCGGGACGCTTCTCCACAGGAAAAAGCGGCGATGCTGATGGGCGCGCACATCGGCGGGGTCGGGGGCGTCAACAGATATCTCAAAAGCGGCGGCAAAGACGATCCTTCCGACGGCCACAGAAGCGTCGGCGACTACATGAGGATAATGCGCGCCGCGATGGCCAGCGGCGGCCCAAAGGTCGATGTCGAACCCTATGCGCCGACCCCCGGCACGGCGGGAGGATTTGGCGCCACCACACTGGCACCGGCCGGCGAGCCGGCAACCCCAGGCGGGCCGACCACTGCGGCACCCGGCACTCAGGGCGCCGCCGTCCCCGCGGCTACCGATGGAGGGCCTGCTGCGGCTCCCACAGCACCCGCACCCGATGTCACATTACCTGCGGTCACTGTGGCCGCCGCACCCGGCGCTGCTGCGATCACGCCGATCCCGACCGGAG